CGCTTGCGCGGTTACGGCAATGCAATCGTGCCGCAAGTCGCGGCGGAGTTCATCCGGAGCTTCATCGAATGTGACGGATGGGACAAATAGGACCAATGACACCCGCTGAGTTTCATCCATTGACGCATTTGAGGCGGCGGCATTTGTTGGCGCTGGGGTTCAGTGACCAGTGTATCGAGGCGATGCGGTATGTGGTGGGGTCGTTCGAGGAGCGGGTGCCGGCGCGGCGTATCGCGTATATGAGGCTGCCGTCAAAGCGGGCCAAGAAAGGGCGCCCCCTCACCCCGACCCTCTCCCCCAATGGGGGAGAGGGAGTGAGGGGCATGGGCGCGGGCATTTATCGCAAGAGTGATGTGTTGCAGTTCCTGGGGCCGGAGTTTTCCAACGGGAATAGGACTGAGAAGACGAATGGGACAAATTTTCGTAAATCGTAAATCGTAAATCCAAAGTTAAATGACTACATTACCTGATCCCCTGGCTGAAAATGTCTGGCAAGTGAGTGAGACGCCGCCGGTCGAACGCATCATAAAAGAGTTCGAACGGTCGGGCGGGCTGGCGCAATCGAGTGTCAACAAGACGCGCAATGACCGTATCCGGTATTGTCGGTGGACCGGGCGGTCCACGGATTACAAGAAGCATCGCAGCGCGTTGGGCAAGGACCCGGTGCCGTATGAGGATGCCTGGGACGGGCGCATTTACACGGCGGACGGCATCATCGAGGACTTGGGGGCGGTGTTGAATAGTGCGTTTGCCCGCGCGCAGTTCGCGATGAAGCCGACGGGTGCGGAGGATTTGGCCAAGGCGGCCAATGCGCGCAAGGTGTTGTTGAAATACATCGACCGGGATCGCGAGGTGTTGAACGAGGAGGCGGAGTTGTTGTGGCAGACGGGGCTCAATTACGGCAACGCGATGTGGCACGTGTATTGGGACAAGTGCGTGTCGATGAAGATGGTGGAGGTGAAGGGTGAGGCGTTGATTGAGGCGGCGCAGAGGGCGGAGCAGGCGCTGGCAGGGATGGGGAACCCCCTCACCCCGGCCCTCTCCCCCGGTCCTGCGGACGGCGGGGGCGAGGGAGGACCTGCGGTCGGCGGCCCACCACCAGAGGTGATTGAGGCGTTGGCGATGTTTGCGAGTGTGCCGGAGTTGATTGCTGACCCGGCGCGTGAGGATGAGGCGGTGGAGGTGTTCAAGCGGATTGCGAAGGCGCTGGCGGGTCAATTGTTCCACATGGAACGTGATGAGTACGGCGACAGTTGGCTGAACAATTATGAGTTGACGACGGCGCAGGCGCGCAAGGCGGTCAGGCAGTTGCGCAAGGAGGGTTACACGGAGTTTCCAGCGCCGTATTTGTCGAAGAATGCGCCGTGCGCGACGGCGCGCGAGGTGGGTTACGATTATTTTGGGCCGCCGGAGATGACGGATCCGGAGGTGGCGCCGTGGCATATCGTGCGGGAGTGGCTGACGCCGGCGCAAATCATGGAGAACAAGGTGACGGATGGGTGGAATCCGGAGTGGTGTGACGCGGTGTTGAAGACGGCCGGCCAGGTGACGGAGTGGGGCAGTGAGGTGCAGATGAATGACGTGGAGTTGGACGATGACACGGAGTCGTTCGATGTGCAGCGGCATAATCGGCACAGCACGCTCATCGAGGTGTTGCATTGTTACGCGCGTTACACGACACCGGAGGGTGTGCCGCAGATTTGGTGCACGGTGTTGAGTCCGCACCTGCTGCATAAGACGAGTGGGACGGGTGGGACTGATAAAATGTGGGCCAAGCATTATCCGTTGCGCGGTTCCAAGTATGGGTTCTTTCCGTTTCGGTGGCAGAAGAAGCGCAGGAATTTCCATCAGAATTTTGGCATTCCTGAACTGGTGGGTTCGGACCAGCAGTTGATTAAGCGGACGCATGACCAGCTCACGGACCGCGCGGATCTGGAGTTGAATCCGCCGTGGCTGGTGCGCAATCGGCTGGCGATGCAGTACAAGGCGGGTCCAGGTTCGCAAATCCCGATTCGTGTGCCGGATGGTGTGCGGCGCGCGGAGCTGGCGGCGGGCAATCCGCAACTGGGCTTTGAGCTGATCAAGAGCGCGCAGTATCGGTTGGACAATTATTTTGGGTTGATGACGGAGAATGTTTTGCCGGCGAAGTGGCAGATGAAGTTGCAGGCGTTGGCGGGACGGTTCCTCGGTTCGTGCCAGGTGATGTTCAAGTATTACTGGGAGTTGATTCAGGAGCACGCGGATGAGCAGGAGTTGCAACGGATCGCGGCTGGTGACGTGAATTTTCCAAAGACGCCGGAGGAAATTGAGGGCGAGTATGACGTGAGTCTTTACTTCGATGTGAAGGACCTCGATATGGAATTCGTTTTCAAGAAATTGGAGGCGGTGTCGAACATGGCGGTGCCGTTGGACCGCGCGGGCACGCTGGATTTGAGCGCGTTGGTGCGGATGATTGTGCTGGCGATCGACCCGACGTACGCGCAGGCGTTGTTGACGGACAAGGAGGGGGCCAGTCGGCGGGTGTATCGCGACGTGGACACGGAGGTGTTGCGCATGTTCGCGGGCAATGAGGCGGATTACGTGGAGAGCGACCCGACGGCGAAGATGAAGCTGGAATTTCTGGACCAGGTGCTGAAGTCGAATCCGCGTTACGTGCAGGCGATCAATCCGGAGGGCAATGGCGAGCAGGATCCGCTGTTCAAGGCGCGTCTGGACAAGTATGTGAAGAACCTGCAACAGAGCGTCACGCAGCAGCAGAACAAGCAGGTGGGCAGGTTGGGGGTGGTTCCTGATAGTGCGGCGCAAATGGTGAATGGTGAAGCGTGAAGCGTGAAGGGCCAAACGAATGAAAACGAAGCAAGTGGAGTTGTGGATTGATTTGTATCCGGGTTGGCAGGACCAGGCAGAGACATGGTTGATTGCCCAAGCACTGCCAAAGCAAGAGAAGCAGCCACACACCAAGCGGGTCAAAATATTGGTCGAGTTGCCGGTGTTCGGTGGGAGCGCGGAAGTGGACCACACGGTGACCAGCGTCAGCGAAGTGGTCAAGGAGGGATTGTTGAAGCAATGAGAACCCTGGATGAATTGACGGCGGAGGCGCCGGGTGACGCACAGCGGCTGAAGCAAATCAGCCAGGCGGCTGATGCGTTGATGGCGGTGCCGGAGCAGGGCCCGGTGTGGCAGGGGTTGCGGGCGCGCTTCGAACTGGCGATTGCCGAGGCGAATGACGCGGTGACGCATCCGGACACGCCGGAGGAGAAACGCGCCGGCTGGGCTGGACGTGAGCGCGGCTTGCGCGATTTGTGGAGTGAGCTGGCGGACCTGCGGTCTGGCAAGTGGAAGGAGTGGCCGGAGGTCAGCGCCAGCGAGGAGCGGCAACGGAAGATGAAGGCGAGAACGGAGGAAGAGGAGTGAAAACGAGGCTGCGAATTACGCAGGCTGGAAATCCAACGACACATGGGTTCCGGCTTTTCGACCAGTGAAGTTTAGGCTGTATCTGCCAGAGTGACATCTTCGCCCATCTTCATCCACATTAGTCCAAAGCAGTCCACTTTCCCAAGAGGCTATTGACGGGTCGCAATGGCTCGTCGTAAACCGCGCATTGTAAGTTCAGGCGCGGTTGTTCTGCCTTCAGGCCGCGGTCCTGCGGACGGCGTTTAAGCGGACGGCGCTTATGCGCCAAAATTCAAGGCTGGTTCATCCCTTAACAGATCGCAGTCGTTCTTGCGTTTCAATCGCATGGCTAAAGCAAAGAAACAATCTGCTGATGCACAAGCCGGCGCTCTCCAGAGCGCCGCTACAAGTGCACTGGCGGCGGAGTCCACGTCTGCTCCGCTTGCAGTTCCCAGCGTGCCGAAGAGAAAGAAGGTTAATTCCACTGCTCAACCTCAAGTTGCTCCAACGGCTGCGGATGCGGCGTCGGACGGGTTGGGTGGCAACTTCCGGGATCAGGCGTTGCGCTTGTTGTCGGGAGATTTAACGGCCTTGGCGCCGAATGCGGAAGGCGGCGGTCGCGGAGCGACGCGCCCTACCGAGACGGCGACTGGGGAGGACGATTCTGGCGAGGATGCTGGCGGCGATGGACCTGAAGCGTCCGCCGTCGGTGCCGAGTCGGATGACGATAATTCACACCTGGCTGACCTCGGTCCTGCGGACGGCGATGCGCCTGCGGCGGGCGGTCCTGCGGACGGCGCTCCTGCGGACGGCGGTCCTGCGGACGGCGCTCCTGCGGAGGGCGATGAGGGCGAAGCGGCAGGCGAAGGCGAGACTGACGAAGAGGCTGACGACGAAGACCTGGATGCGTTGGCGGAGTTGGATGATGCGCCGTTGGACGCGCACGCGAAGGCTAAACAGTGGCCGGCTTCATTCCATAAGCGAGTCAAGAAGTTCGCAAAGCAACATCGGCAAGCGGTCGCGCACGAAGCGCGGTTGAGTGAGAGAGTTGCGGAATTGGAGCAGGAGCTGGAGCAGCGCAATGGTCCAGAGTCCGGCGCGGTGGGGACACCGCGCCCTACCAGCAATGGTGGTCCGGCGTCACTGCCGGAGCAGGCGTTGTTGAAGGACATCGACCTGCGGGAGCGGGCGTTGGGCCAGATTGACGCGCATTTGTCCAGTCCGGAAGGGATGGCCGGTCAACCGATGGAGGTGGGCGGCCAGACGTTCACGATCGCGCAGTTGCGTGCAGAGGCGCGCAAGTATGAGCGGGAGGTGAACCAGGCCAATGCCCAGTTGCATCAGCTTCGGCAGACGACTGAGACGGCGCGCCGGCAGTTCGATGCGCAGGCCGTGACGCAGCACCCTTGGTTGAAGGACCAGCGGAACGCGGAAACGGTGGCCATCGAGTCGGCGTTTCGCAACTTCCCGATGCTCGCCCAGATGCCACGGATGCGCCTGATTCTGGCGGACCATCTCGCTTACCAAAAGCAGTTGGCGGCAGCTAAGGCGACAAGTGCCAACGGGACGAATGGTAAAGCCCATCGGCCATCGGCGCCGGCTGCGCGCGCTCCGGCGCGTCCAGCGGCTGCACCGTTGCCAGCGGCACGCGCGGAGACGGATGGCAGAGCCGCGGTCAGTCAGGTGATGAAAACAGGGACGCACGCCGACGCAAAGAAGGCGGTGATGCACCTGATCGAGTCCAGACCGAGATGACGAAATCAATGGCGGCGCTCACCAGAGCGCCGCTACGGCGCTTCAGAAAATAACTCATGCTGATTGAACGAAATCAAGTGGGCAAACGGGAGGCATTGGCCGACCTGATTGCCCGTGTGGATGCCAAGGCGAAACCGCTCTTGGCCCGCATCCCGAAGGGGCCAGACCGCAACAACATGTTGTTCTCCTGGCAAATGGATGACTTCGAGAACGACGCCGATTTGGCGGTCGATGACGGTGAAGATGCCGACAGTTTCGGCAACGCCTCGGAGAACCGTTTCCTGGCGTCGTCGTATCAAACGAAGTTCCGCGACACGGCGATGGTGTCGGACCTGGCCGAGAACGTGTCGGACGTGGCGGGTCTGCCGCGCGGTGAGGAAGCCGAGTCGATTATGAAGAAGCTGGAGAAGCTCGGTCGCTCGATTGAAGCCGCGATGTGCGGTGACCAGGACCATCAGGCGGGCGCGGCGGGTGTGCCGTACAAGCCGCGTGGCCTGGGTGTGTGGATTACTGCGGCCGGCGACGGCGCGCAAGCGGTGTTGCCTGTGGCGGACCGGTTCCGTCCACCGTCTGCGAGCATCGACACGACGGCGATGTCGAGCGTCACGCCGACGATCATCAACAACCTGTTGCAGAGTTCGTATCAGCAAACGGGCAAGGAAGGCGCCTTCACCGGATTGTTTGGTCCGACGTTGCGCCGCGTCATCAGCACGTTCGTTGAACAGACCGGCGGCGGCACGAGCGCCACGGTGATTCGCGCTTACACGACTGCGTTCAACCAGAACCAGGGGACGGTCGGCAGTGTGGTGGATGTGTTCAAAGGCGACTTTGGCACGATCGACATTCTGCCGTCGCTGTTCAACGCCTCGGCACGCTTCGGCGGGTCGGACGCTGCGAATCTGCGGCGCGGTTACATCTTCCTCGACGAATGGCTGGAGATGACCCACAAGCGCAAGCCGCGTGTGAAGGAGCTGGAGGATCGCGGCGGTGGTCCGCGTTTCCTGGTGGATTCGATCTGGTCGTTCTTCCCGAAGAACACGCGCGGGTTCATCAAGATGGCGGCGACGACGTAAGCCAAAGGCGAATGACGAATGACGAATGACGAATGACGAAAACTGAAACGACTATGAACAAACCCATTCGCTGGTTTTACAAGCAGGTCGCCACGGCTCTTATGCTGCTGGCTTTTCTCACGGCGCTGATTGCGCCGCTCAAGGTGGCCGCGCTCGATGCGCAGGTGTTGCCCATCGAAACGCAGGCGCGCACGGGGTTCACCCACGCGATCAGCCTGTTCGGCTCGGACCTGACCAATACGCTGACGCATTCGTTGTATCGGTTGATTCCGCGCTCTGGCAATGGAGCGGCGGGGGATGTCATCGACCGCGTGGGCGTTTACATCGTGCAACCGTTCTACGTGACCAATGCAAACGCGGGCAGCAACAGCGTGTTCCTGAACGCCGGCAGTTCGATTGTCACCAACGCGTTCCTGAGCAACTTCCCGATAGGAAGCAATCAAACGCAACTGGCATTCGTCACGAACCTGACGGTGCCCATCATATTGAGCGCGGCCACGAACTTCACGGTGGCCAGCATCACGACATCGAACGCGAGCATGACAACGAACATGCTGATTAACACGACGCCGGAGGTGCAAATCTGGATTCGTGTGACGCCGTTCGCACGGCTCTCCAATTGGTAGTGCCCCTGTGCCATGGGCGCGGCGGGTTTGTTTGTGCATCCCGTCGCGCCCAACTGAGTAGGAGTAAGAGTAAGAGTGGGAGTAAGAGTAGAATGAGAAACCTGCAACTGCACCTGGACCCGGGCCTGTGCGCGGCGCTCGAGGAATTGGCGCGGCGCAAGTTGTTGCTCGAACACATCCAGGCGCAGAAGGAGCAGGAGGCGATGGCGCGGCAGATGCGCGAGGCCAAAAGCGTGGATGGCATGGGCGAGTTGCAGATGCGGGTGCACTCGACGGCGTATCACGATTGGGGAATGAAGCACGGCTTCGACTGCTGGAAGGATGAAGGGTTCAAGAAATACTTTCGCAAGATTGCGCCGGAGACGCGTGTGAAATGCGGCGGCACGAAGTTGATGGTGGGCTATCAGCCAGGGCAGGAGCAGCAGGTGGCCATATTCGGGAGCGGCAATGAGCCGCGATTCAGGAAGAGATACGACGAATAGGACGAATAGGACCTATGACTCTCGTCGATGCTGAAGACATTTTGCGCGGGATGAAGGCGCTGTTGGACGGCGAGAATGCGTTGCCGGACACAGAGGAGTTCCCGCGGTATCGCATCGGCCTGGACCTGGCGATCAATCATTGCTGGCGCTCGGAGTGGTGGCCGGAATTGATGCGCGGCCAGTTTCGCTACTTTCGCGCGAACTGGCTCGCGGCGTCCACGTACGACAAGACGGATGAGGTTTACGATTCAGCCACGCAACAATATTTCCAGTCGCTGCGGAATGGAACGACCGGCGCTGGGAACAGTCCTACCGTCGGGGGCGTCGAGCAGAGCAGTCTATGGGCGGTGTGCAGGACCACTTATGCGGGTTCGAACTGGGTGAGCGGCACAGCCTATGCCGTTGGCCAGAAGGTGTTCTATCCGGTCACAAACCAGTTCTATCAATGTCACACGGCGCACACGAGCAGCGGGACGCTTGTCCCCGATGCCACGGGTGGCAATGAACGTTGGGGCGTGTTGACGCCGTTCGACCGTTACGTGAGCAAGACGCAGCCGGCGCAGACGGGTTCGGGCGCTGCGGAGACGGTCATAGGTGATTGCTTCGATGTGAAGGACAACAATCCCAAGGTGAATGCGCGTTGGCAGACGTTGGCCTGGGACAATTCGGAGAATGGGATTCAGGTGTTGGAGGATGCCATTCGTGTGTTTGTCCAGTTCCGGATTCCGCGACCGCGGCTGAAGGGGAATCTGTTCGACGCGACGCTGACTTATGCGGTGGGCAACCAGGTGTATTGGGACAATGACGGAACCATCATCGGAAATTTCTACGATTGCATTGACGCCACGACCGCCGGAGAAGACCCGACGGATACGCCGGCCAAGTGGCAGGTGGTCCAGATTCCTGAGTGGTTCTACCCAGCACTCGTGCACATGGGCGTGGCGAAGATGTATATGGCCGATGGACAGGCCGATAAGATGGGCGCGCCGATGGAGCTGGCGGATTCCAATTTGAACGATGAGACGGGAGTCATTTACCGGCAGCAGGGGAAGAGTCCACCGATACCGATGCGCACTTACTGAGCGGCGGTCGCGGAGCGACGCGCCCTACCAAAAGCGTGAAACGTAAAACGTAAAACGTAAATGAAGAGAATCATTCTACCCATCCTTTGCCTGGTGGCGCTGGCCACGATGGCGCAAGTGGTGCCGAACCGGCAGATCGCGGGCATTAAGAAGACGACGCCGGTCGCAACCAATCTTTGGAACGCGACAACGCAGCCGGCGCGCGTGTTCTCGATCACGGTCTACAACAGTTCGGCGACGGACCTGTATCTGTATGTGGCGGACACGAACAGCGCCACGGTGGCGAACAACAGTTTGCCGAGCCTGGCGCCAGTGAAGATAACGGCCGGCGCGGCTGGCTTCTGGGCGGAGCCAGCGGGCATTCCATTTGGACAAGGGGTGACCATTGGAACCTCAACCACGGACCGCACGCTCACCAATGGAACAGCCAGTTTCATTATTACCATTTTGTATGATGGCTCACCGAACTGAGGATATGACGAATAGGACGAAGGGGACGTATGCCTTGGCGGTCCTGTGTCTGTTGGGGCTGTTGTTCGGCGCTGGGAATGCGGGCGGTGCGGTGAGTGGTGGTGGCGGTGTCAGCGTCAGCGGCACAAACCTCAACCAATGGTCGAGCATCCCAACGAACGAAATGGCGAGCATCTATTACGTGGAGAGCAATGCATTGCCAGTCTTTCCGAACGTCGCCAGGCAGATGTTGAACAGCAAGCCACTGCGGTTTGGCTGGCTGGGGGATTCGATTGGAAGCCTGATGATGGAGGAACTGGTTGCATCGGTCGCTTCATACCACGGACGGAACGGGGCGGCGGTGAATGGCGGAGTTTATCTATTCCAAACGCTGGGGGCCGCAGCAACGAATGTCACCCGGTTGACCAACTGGTTTGCGCAATACGTGGATGTCGGCACGGGCGGCGATGTCACCTATAGCAACTTCACTGGCTTTCCCTACATTTGGTCTGACCGTTTCGGGTGTGAGTTCCTGTTCCAGACCAATGGCGGCACGTTCAAAATGCAGCTCGCAACCAACGGCGGGGCGTTTGCCGATGTGCTGACAGGGATTGCGACTGGGACAGCGAGCACGAACCTGGGTGGCGTGACGAACGTGGCCATGCTGCCAGGCTACTATGCGGCCAGGATAGTGCAAACGGCGGGCGGCTTGGTGAGCATTATAGGTGTTGATTTGTGGTCCACTAACGGACCCGGAGTGCGCGTCTCTTACCTCAATCAATCTGCCACAACCATGCAGGACATGGCTGGCGTGCCATCCTCAATATCAGAGCCGATCCTGCGTCATTTGGGCCTCGATTTACTGACGCTGGAGGGGACGGTGGACCCAACGGTGGATGTCCTGACGGCCGTCTCGAATCTCAACAGGCGGTCGTTCCTGACACTGACGAACACCGATATTCTGTTCGTTGGAACGAAGCCGGTGGACCCCGTGAATAACTTTGACTACGTGACGTTCAATGCGGCGTATCGAAAGGTGGCGGCTGACAATAACAGGTTCTTCATCGACCTCTCTATCGTGTCCGGTACGTTTTCAAACATGCAAGCGATGGGCTGGTCAGGCGATGGCCTGCACGGGTCGAACAATCTGCACCGCCTCTGCGCATCGGCCGTGATGCAAAAGGCGAAGCTATTTGATACGACGATGGACAATGAAGGGCGGTTGATGTCGCGCACGAACATGTTCAACGGCCCGCTCTACGTCTCCAATAACCTGGCTGTATTCGGACCCAACAGTAGCTTCACCATCTATGACAGGAGTAGCCCGATACCAGTGCCGCCAGCGCCGGGAGCACTGCCTTTCGGACTCAGGCTGAGGGGGGAAAATAACGGTGGAACTATCTCGTTTATGAGTTCCTCTGGAGCCGAGTTCGGCTCCATGCGGTTCGGTGGTTTTGGTAACGCCCCTTACCCATTTACAATGGGTGACTCCTTCGGCGACCCAAGGGTGCCGTGGAAAGTTTACGCAACGAACGGCGTTGATATGGGCGTGGGCGGATTCACCAACAATTACGAGCTGGGCTTGTGGACCATTGCAGGCGCGGGCAATGGGAACACGAATTATACGCTGCTGGCCAGCAAGGGGGCGATGTTCCTGGGGTCATCGAACGTAAACATTTCGGCGGTGATGGAGACGCCGGCGCTCCTACAGCGGTCCTTTACGGCTTATGTCACCAATCTCAGCGCGGATACGTGGGGATTCCAGGTAAGTTCGGTGACGAATCGGTGGCGCTGGTGGGGATTGAACGGTGGCGGGACCAATGCGCCGACAGTGCTCACGAACAACACGATGCTCGTGGTGGAAGGGAAGTGTCGCGGCACGAATATCGTGGCGACGTATTATTACGTGCGACCGGGGCTGTAAGACGCATGGCGATGTGTGAACAAAGAGAGTGAACGGGACTTAATCAACATGGTGAAGGAACACGACCAGATTCTGCGCGGCAACGGTGACCGCGATGGCCTGTTGCATTCGGTGCGCGGTCTGCTCGAGGAGATGCGCAATCGCAAGAAGATGCAGCAAGCGATTTTGATTGGGGTGGTTGGGCTGCTCATTGAAAGGGTGCTGACGATGGTGGGGCGGATGATGTGAAGCGTGAATCGTGAAGCGTGAATCGTGAAAACAAATGAGTGAGTCGGACACAACGCTGATGGTGAAGCCTGAGACGAACGGGAGCGGCAAGGATAGCACGTTCTTTGGCGTGTCCATCCGCGCGTGGCTGGCGTTCATGCTGGTGGCGGCCATCGTGATGACGCACGTGATGGTGACGGCCGGAGTGGTGGTGGACGCAATCAGCACCAAGGATTGGTCACGGGTTGGAACGTTCGCCAATGTGGGTGAGCCGCTCTACAGCATGAGTGTCGCGGCGCTGGCGTTCTACTTCGGCCAGAAGACTTCCAAGACGGGATGACGCGTGTATTTCGAGATTTGGTACGAGTGGCGCGAGGCATTGCCGCCACAACAATGGGCAGCGAAGTGGTGTTGCCACGTGCCGATGCCGCGCACGCCGGAGGACGCCGGCGCGGTTGTGGGGTCGCTGTTGCGCACGAAGCGGCCCAATGCGGTGCATGTCCGCCCGTATTATCAGGTAGGTCCGGCAGAGCGTGCTACGGAAGACCAAGGGCCGGCGCTGGCGCCTAACATCGAAGTGCAACACGCGAAAGGCAAACCGCGAAAAGGAAACCAAAGGAAACGTTTATGAAGCGCAAGATCGCGATGGTGGCCGGGGCCCTGGTGCTGGCGGTGGTGACCGTGTTGGCGATGACCAACGTCACTGTGACGGTGCCGATGGCAGAGGTGAAGTACACGAACCTGGTGCGGTGGGCCAGCAACCAGAACACGACGGTGGAGGCGCTATTCATGGAGCGGTTGACGCGGGATGTGGAGGACCAGTGGTTTTCGACGATGCTCGAACTGTGGCCAAAGGCAACGCTGGCGCAGCAGCAAGCGGCGCTGGAGGCGTTAAGGACGCCGCCCGCAGAGAGCCCGTGATTGTTAGGAACCAAATAACAAAAATGATGAAAACAAAACTGATGATGTTGGTGGCAGTGCTGGTGGTGTGTTGGACCGGGACGCTATTGGCGGGTGATGAGACGAGCCCCCTCACCCCAGCCCTCTCCCCCAATGGGGGCGAGGGAGTGGGATTGTACGCGGATACGTTCCTGAGCCTGCGCACGCCGGACTTCAAAGATTCCACTTATGGCTATGGCATTGGTGTGGGTTACCAGGTGACGCGGCATTGGGGCGCGGACCTGCGCCTGAGTCATCAGGGCCTCGATGCGGAGGGGAGCGCGGTGCAGGACATCGGCGGCCGGCTCATTGCGCGGATGCCGTGGGAGACGTTGCAGCCGTACACGTTCATCGGGGGGTCGTTTGATTTGGAGCGCGACGCCTGGCACATCGACCCGGGCGTGGGTGTGGCCATCGGCAAGCGGCTGCAATGGTTTGCCGAGGCAGGCATTGACGCGGATTTGCGCGGGCACAGTGGATACAAGTTTGGGAGTGGGTTGCGACTGCGGTTCTAACCGCAGATGAACGCGGATGGACGCAGATGTGAAACGTGAAAAGCAACCGAGCAAGATTCTTGACCTGCTGAATCCGTGGCGGGTCGTTAACCGAAAACTGGATAACATTATGAGCAAACTAAGTGAACTGAGCGGGCAATTGACTCCGATCGTGGATGGGCTGACGGCCGCGGTGGACGCGCTGGGCCAGGTGGGAACGCAACTGGACAAGGCCAAGACGGAAATCATCAAGGCCATTACGGACAACGATCCCGAGGTGCCCCAAGCGGTGCTGGACAAGGTGAATGCGCTGGGGTCCCTGGGCACGGCGCTGGCCTCAGCAGCAACGACGCTGAAGAACGCCAGCCAGGCGTTGGATGATTTGAATCCGGACGCGCCGGCGTGAACGGGTAGGGCGTGTTGCTCCGCGACCGCCGGCTACTGCGGCTCGCGCGGAGCGGCGAGCCCTACCAAAACAACTGACGAATGCCACGCTTTAGAACATACGGGCCGTTGGATGAGGCGCCGCGCGTCGATGGCGATGAACGCTTCATTGGCGTGAACATGCGGTTGCACCCGGCGGTGTTGCCGCCGGGGTATGTGAGCGAGGCCATCAATGCGCGGTTCAATGATGGCGTGGCGGAACCGCGCAAGGGGTTCGTGCGGCTGAATTGGATTAACCACACGCAGTTGCAGGAGCAGGTGACGGCCATCATGGAAGAGGGCGGTGTGCCGGGGGCGATCATGGGTGAGGGCGCCGGGGCCATCCTCGAAGAATGAAAACGGGAAGACGAGAAGACGGGAAGGCGGGCAGGGTAGGGCGGTCGCTCCGCGACCGCCGCGGCGCGCGCGGAGCGGCGCGCCCTACCTGGCTGCTGGCGTTGCTGCCGCTGCCGCTGGCGCTCGTGCTGATTGCGGCTACGGTGGTGACGCCGGGGGAGCGCATCAGCCGTTACCCGCGGGTGACGACGTTGAGTGATACGGACCTACTGGTGGCCGGGCGGACGAATGCTGCGGTGCCGACGAACGTGGGCATTGCGGCGCTGAGTTTGCTGGCGCAGGCGACCAATGGACTGGCGAGCACGGGGTTTGTCAACCAGGTGGGCACGACGGTGAGCAATGGCGTGGTGAACTTCGTGACGAACATCGTGGCGAACACCAGTAATAGCTTGTCGTTGTCCATTTCCAATACGAGCAACTTTCTGGCGACCAGTTCCATCGACGTGAAGACGAACGAAGACAGATTGATTCTTCACGGAATGCCAGTGGCCGGAAGTCAATGGTACGTTGGGACCAATGGGACACCGAATACCAACAGCGGTCAAAGGAGAGGAATGGAGTTCATTGCGGCAAAGGCATCATTGCGAGTGGGGTCAGTTGGGAATGTTGGTGTTGCGAGACATCCCTACATCGCGGAATCAAACTATTGGGAAGACGCAAACGTGCAGCTTGGAAGCTCAATACTGGGAGGCTCCAACAATCTTGCCAACGCTGTCTTTTCAACCATTGGTGGCGGTGTCGGGAACCACATTTTCACCAATGCAGGTGCGTCCTTCATTGGAGGTGGCACCAATAACTACGTTCGCACGAACGCATATAACTCAGTCATCGGGGGCGGCAACTTCAATCAGATTCACGTGGACTCGCATTCCTCGGTCATAGGTGGAGGAACCGGTCACAACATAGGAGGCGGAAGCCAGCACGTATTCATTGGAGGTGGACAAGCGCAGAGCATTGGTGGCTTGAACTTCGGAGGTCAGAACTTCGCTTTCATGGGTGGAGGCGTGAATAACACATTGGGCGACGAAGCGTCCGGAACGTCTGAGAAATCCGTGCTGGTAGGAGGCGAGCTTAACAGGTGCAATGGTGAATGGGCATTTCTTGGCGGCGGCAGTCAGAACACTTTCTCTGCGGATTGTGACTATAGCAGTATCGTTGGAGGCTTTGGGAATGGAATGGGCGCCAACCCGAACTCGGGTTCTTTATATGCTTTCATTGGCGGAGGAAGGGGTAACGGAATATCGGACGGAGCAGATAGCAGCGTTATTGTAGGAGGACGGGATAATACAATTAGTGGGTCGAGCGACACAAATGCTTTCATAGGTGGAGGATTTGCTAATCTCATTGCTGCTAATTGCAACGCAGGCGCAATCTTGGCAGGAAAGAATAACACTGTCTCCGGATCCGGTGATTTCGGAACCACAATAGGCAATTCCAATACGGTAAGCGCGCCATACGCAATTGCCATTGGTGTTACCGTAACAAATGCTATCGCTGGCTCAGTGACGGTCGGGGAACTGATTTCTTACAACACGCCGGCGGTCATTGCGGGGGCGGGGACGGGCAGCACGAATTACACGTTGCAACTGACTTCGCCGGAGATGGTGCTGGGATCGAGCAATGTCAATATCGTGGCGGCGATGGGATGGATTGATGGGCGGACGCATAAGTGGAGTGTCAGTATTACGAATCTGAGTCCGGATACGTGGGGGTTCACGTTCTCGGCGGTGAGTAACAGGGTGCGGTGGCAATCGTGGATGTATGGGACCAATGCGCCCTCTGTGTTGACGAATAACACGCTGTTGAGGATTACGGGCACGTCCACGGGGACGAACACGTTGTGTGAGTTCAAGTATTTCAGTCCGGCGTTGTGATGAAGCGTGAAGCGTGAAGCGTGAAACGTAACGAATAACAATCGTGCCATCCACATTTACAGCAATTACGACGCCGTGGGGGACAGTGTATGGGCAGGGGCTGTTCAATACGGCCTCGGCGAGTGGCACCATTCGGGAGTATGTCATCATGGCGACCGATGAGGGCGTGTTCGCGTGCCTCGAGAACAATTTCCCGTTCCTGGTGCCGTTGCCGAGTGGGGTGACGGTTACGGATCGGGTGCGGTTCACGCAGGCGGGGTCCACGCTTTATATGTGGCGTGGGTTCGATGCGGACCCGCTCCGATGCACAGACTTATTGGTGGGCTTTGAAGACGTGCCAGACCCGCCGGCGGGCAGTGGTCTGCAACGGATTCCACGTGGTATTCGCGCAGTGGTGGTGGGCAATCGGATGTGGGTGCAAGCGGCGGATGACCAGGTGTGGCCGAGTGATGTGCTGGATTATGAGGCGTTCGACCTGGCGAACGTGCAGACCATCCAATCGAATCCGGGTGATGTGCTGCAAACGATTGTCCAGTTTGGCAGCGGCATTGCGGCGTCCATCATTTGCCTGAAGCGGCGCAGTGTGCATCGGCTGGTGAACGTGTCGGGTGACCTGGGGGATCTGATTTTGTTGACGGTGACGAACCGGTTCGGTTGCGTGGCGCCGGAGAGCGCAGCGGATTGGGGCAGTGACCTGGCGTGGCTGGCGGATGAAGGCGTGGCGAGCCTGTCATTGACTGAGTTCGGTGAATTGCAGCCGACGGTGCGCAGCGGTCGCGAGCCGCAGCCGATGTTGAGCGACGCGATTCAACCGCTCATCGAGCGCATCAATTGGCAGTACGCGGAGAATGCCTGGGGCGCGTTCTGGAATGGCAATTACTACCTGGCGGTGCCGCTGGACGATGCGGAGTCGTTTCGGCAGGAGCTGGCGATGGGCCAGTTCGTGGGACGGGGCGGCGCGACGGCCGTCGTTCCTGGACTGCTCGAGGTGGGCGCGACGTATCGTTACATCCGCGGTGAATCGGGGGTGAGCCTGACGAATGGGGCGCAGGTGTTCACGGACCAGCATGATTTCACGGCCACGAGCGAGGATGTTACGTTCACGTTGTTTGGTGCGGGGTCGATTTGCAATGACAGTTTGATGCGGGTGTTCAAAGGCGTGAACACGGCGGTGTTGGTGTTCTCGACGCGCAATGCGGCGTGGGCTGGCTACGACACGACGCCTGGCCTGGAGGTGAAACAGTTCTTCACTGCGAAGACGCGTTCGCGGTTGCGCTTGTTCTTCATCAGCCAGGACGGTTGGGTCCCAATGTATGAAGAGGATTTTGAGGATGCGATCGCGGTGCCGTATGTGGATGTGACGGTCGGCGCACTGCCGGCTAATGGGGACACCATCCAGGTGAACGGCGGTCAACTGGTGACGGCGGATGACACGCTGGTATTGAACACGGGCACGGCGTGGGGCACGGACAATTTGAATCTGGCGCAGGCGAATTTCTATCGTGTCATAGATGACCCGTCGAACATGGGTTACAACCAGCAGAATGGTTGGGCGGCTTACTTCACCACGCCGTTCCGAGTGGACAGTGACACGGTGCGTTTCTATTCGACCAATGGATTGGTGCCGACCATCACGATAACAGGCGATTGGGCGACGGTGTTGAAGGTGAACACGCAACCTATCGAGTGGACATTGGTGACGCGTGCTTATCGACTGACGCAGGAAACGCGGCCGGGATTGTTGGCTGCAATGATTGCCCAACTGCAAACGTGGGCGCCGACGTATACGGTGTCGTCGCTGCCTGAAGGTGTCGAGGAGCAGCAGGTATTGGTGGACGCCAAAACGCGCAGTCGCACGAAGTATGACCGGCCATTCAACAAACCGGATTGGGTGCAGACCAATATCAATGACGATTTTCACACGCCATTTCGGCAGGATTACTCGGTGGTGTTCACGAGTGATACGATGGAGCTGACGCTGGAGTCGAACGGCGTGACGGTGGACAAGCACCAGGAGATTACGCATCCCATCCGCGGGCGCGGGCGCGGGCGGACGGTGCAGGCGACGATCTTGAATGAGACGGGGCGCGTGCGTTTGCTGGCGATGCAGAGCGAGGGGATACGGCGGGATCGTGGATACGGAATTAAAACGTAAAACGTAAAACGTGAAACGTAAAACGTAAATAAATGGGCGCAACTGTAACAGTCCAGGCTGGGAAGACGTTCGTTCCGAACGAGAAGTTGACCATTCCCAAGCTGAATCTGCTGGGCTTGCCGACCATCCTTGTGGAACTGGAACTTGGCCAGGTGGAGGATGTCAGTGCGACGCCGCCCAGTGATGGACAAATTTTGGTGTTCAATGCGGCGACTGGTGAATGGACGCCGCAAGCCATCCCGGTCAGCACAAGTGACACGTTTAATCGAATCTTTGCGTGGGCGAACTTTGCGTAAGGCATGAGACGAATAGGACTGATAGGACGAATGACGGATTGAGCAACAACTTATGAGTGCAGCACCTGTTTTCTTCACGACGTTACGGCAAGGGTCAGCCAATAGCACTGGCTCGACCAACAGCGACAAGTCGCGCGCCAGTGCCAATAACCTGGCCACGGTGGTCACCGGCGGCGCCAGCGGGTCCATCATCCAGCGCGTGAGCGTGGTGCAGAATGTGGCCGCGGCGTCCACGGCGAACAACATCGTCCGGGCCTACATTCACGACGGTACCAATTTTGATTTGATACTGGAGAAGAACATGGGCGGCGCGGTGACGCCGAGTGCGACGGTGATTGGCATTCGCGAGACGTTGCCGGAACTGGTGGGCGTCAAGCTGCCATCGAGCAGCCACAGCTTGCGCGTCGGGTTCAGTGCAGCCGGCGCGGGTGACTCGTTCACCGTGCGCGCGGAAGTGGGGGATCAGTGAGCGCGTTAAATCGTTAAATCGTTGAATCGTTAAATCGTTTGAAATTGTGAACGGCACGAATCCAGCCAGCGGAATGTACGACGTGGGCCCGCAGGGCGGCGCGCTCGTGTCGGAGCCGCAGTTTCTGAGCGCGATTGCCGTGGCGGAGACTGCGTATCCGCACAGCATGGGGCGTCCGCCGGATTACAGCGCGCTGAAGTTCACGTGCGCGGTGGCCAATTCCAATTGGGTGCCCGGTGAATCCTTTGTGCTGACGGAGGAGCGCGGGTTTCAACTGGTCGGTCTGGCCGACAAGGTGATTGTGTCGTGGGAAGGGTCCAATGGCGCGAACATTTTGTTGCCGGCGCGCGATGGCAGCACGTCGGGCATCATCACGACAACGAGCTGGCGCTTCGAAGTGATCGCGGTGTGGTGGCCGAGAATATGAGCATTCCTCCTCAAATCACTTTTCTGGCGTGTCTGCCGCGGTCGCGCTCGGCGTGGTGCGCGAATCTCCTGACGCACGGACCGAGCTTTGCGTATCACGAGCCGTTGCGGTGGGCCGTGCAGGACAGTGGTCCTGCGGATGGGACACCGGCGCAGGTGCCCAATTGGCTGGAGCTGGCGCGGTTGGCGGGCACGGAATACGTGACGTTCTGTGACACGGCGTTTGCTTACTATTGGAAGCGCGCAATGGAGTCTGTGCCCAAGGCGCGTGCGCTGATTCTGTGGCAGGGCGCTGAGGTGTCGCGCCTGGATTGGAACAAGGCAGTGGCGAAGGCTGGACAACCGAGTTTGCACAATGAGCTTGGGAATGAGTTTTACCACATGGAACGTGAGTTGCGTCAGCTCGAGGAGTATGGATTGCCGGCGAGCCGGGTGGGTCACATGCGCGTGAAGTCGTTGGACCGTATGAGCGGGGTGCAAGCGTTGTGGGAGTTCTGCACGGGTTACGGTCCATTCTCGCCGAAGCTGGACTTGCGCCGTGCGCGGATGTTGATGGACCTGGACATCCAGGCGATTTTGCCGCGTTACATTGATGACAGCGGGGCGGCGCCGAAGGTGCGGATGATCGGTGACGTTGCCCCCTCACCCCAACCCTCTCCCCCAGTGGGGGCGAGGGAGAAGACGAAAGGTGTGCCATGCCATTAGGCTCCATTGCGGGAGGCATTTTCCAACTGACCGGTGGCGCCGATCCGGAACTGCCGCGTCGCAACATTCCACGTGAGGTCAGTGATTGGAATAACGCAATGCCACGTGTGCTGCGCGGTCAGGCGGCGTACAATCCGCAGTTCGCGGCGCTGATGCAACAGCAGCAGGCGGACCAGTTGCTGGGCACGGCCGGTGGTTTTCAGGACGTTCCGATTTACACGTGGCGCACGGAGCCGGAATGGATTCAGGGCCCGGGTGGCGATGGCATCTTCAATCGCATTCCCAATCCCCGCGCTGGCCAGCGCACGCTCGTGGTGCAGCAGCAGCCGGTGCAAACGCCGGCGCAACGCGGCATCCTGAATCTGTTGCAGGATGTGCAGCCGGGACTGCGGGCGGCGCGCGCAGCGGGCGATGTCGAGGGGATGAGCCTGCTGGATTTGTTGACGCGTGATGCGGAGGGTTTGATTAACCGCGGGAGCAATCCACTGGATGAACGCGAGACGGTGCAGTCCATTCGCGGCGCGCAATCGGCGCGCGGTCTGGCGCACGGTCCCGGGAACGCGCTGGCCGAAGTGCTGGGGCTGGACCGGAGTCGCGACAGCCGGCGGATTCAACGCGGCCAATACGGCAGCGGGATTCTGGCGTTGCGCCGTGGTTACATGGGTGACCCGACGAGCGACGCGTTGCGCTTGCTGGGCCTGGGCGACTTGAGCGGTGCGCGCGGGTTCACCAATCCGTTCAACGCTTACGGTGCGGACGTGGCGAACACGAATTACGGCGCGGGCGCGTATGAGGAAATTGCGAAGGTGAACAATCGCGTGCAGGGGATCCAGAACGTGGGCAGTGGCGTGAGCAGTCTGGCAATGCTGGGCTTTGGCGGTGGGTTCGGTGGAATGGGCGGCGCCATGGGCGGTGGCGGTGGTGGCGGCGTGGCTGGTGCGACGAATTACTTGCAGAGGGGACAATACTTTTGAGCGTAAATCGTAAATCGTAAATCGTAAATCCAAAGTGCCCTTCCCTTTCAACATCAATTACCGCGGCGATGCGGCGATTCAGCCGAGCCCGTTGCTGAACCAGTTCGCGGCGATTGCCGAGCGCCGGCGCGAGGAGAATAAACGCATCAGCCAGGCGGGGCGCGTCAGTAAATCGTTCCTCAAACTGGTGGCGGAACAGACCGGGATGGACGCGGGTGAGATTGATAATCTGTCCAATGAAGACGCCACGGCGCGACACCTGGGGTTGATTGGCCAGCAGAGTTACACGAAGGGTGCTGAGGATTTGCTGGATGCGCTGGCGTTGAGGGAACAGCGGGAAGTGGCAACGGCGAATCAGGGGGCGTTGGCCGGCGCGTATCAGGACTTCGCGGAGACAGGGCAGCCAGCGGAAGCCGTGGCTGCACCGTACAGTAACGAGGAGTTTGACCGGCGGACATCTCCGCAAACGCCGCGGACATTCCTTCAGGCGATGGCAGGCCGCGGTGCCGTCCCGCGCGACCAGGAGCTGGACTTGCTCAAGGCACTGCAAACCAAACCGGCGAAGGGATTGCCACTGGGAGTTACGCGTGACGTGGGCCAAGGATTCGTTGCCATCGGAACGGGCGAGGATTTTGAACCGAACATTCGGGCAACACAAAAGAAGAAGCCGCTCTATCCCTGGCTGTTTACCGATAACGATGAGGAATTCAAGACTGGCTTGCGCGAAATCAAGGACCCAGAGGAAGCGGCGGCGGTGATTGCCTCACGCAGTGCGTATCAGACGGCGCTCGGGCGCCCCAGTGCGATGGAGAAATTACTGGGTGATGTGCTCAATCCAGGCAAGGTAGGGCAGGGCGCTCCGCGCCCGCCGACTGGACCGAAAGCGGGAACGGTCGAGGGCGGTTACAGGTTCAAAGGTGGTGACCCAGCGAAGGCTGAGAACTGGGAGAAAGTAAAGTGAATGGACGGTCCCTGGGAACGTTACCAGTCGGTAGGGCGCGGTGTCCCCACCGCGCCGGATGGACCGTGGACACGCTACGAGCGGCGCGGTGAGGACACCGCGCCCTACCAGGCGCCAGACTTCGCAGGTGCGCAGGCGGACATTGGTCCAGGTGGTTACAGTCCAGGCAGGGAAGCGCCAGAGGGTTTGTACAGGCCACGCGTTGCGCCAGGCCCAATCCCGGGCATTACACCGCTGTGGTTGCAGCAGATGGCGGATGATTACGGGGTCAGCCCGAAGGAAATGGCCAGTCAACTCCTCGAGGCGCAGGCCGAAGAGTTCAATGTCGGCCAGGAAGGGACGTTGCGCGCCGCCAAAACGTTCAGCGAAATGAGCGGACGCGAGCGGCGCGATACGCTCCGGCGCACGCCGTTCCTGCGCAAGCTGCTCGGTCCACCAGCGGAGGAACGTGAGACGATGATTGAGGTGCCGGTCAGCCCGGGTGACCTGGCCAGGCAAGCCATTCGCGCCACGCAATTGCCGCCGGCAGCACAGGAAGCAATCGTGGGCGTCGCACAGCACGCGACGAAAGATTTACCACCTTCAGTCCGCGGGGTGACAACTGGGCTGGCCGAAGCTGCGGCAGGTCTGCCCGTCATCCCCGGATTGCCGCCGGTTGCCGGTCGCGTGGTGGCCGGTGGATTTGCCGGTGAACTGACCGCCCACTTGCCAGAGGCGGTTGAAGACTTGCAAGCGGCCATTGCGGAAGGGGACAGCGAACGCATCGCGCACTCGGCCACTGGACTGGGAACGCAAGTGGCGTTCGCCGTATTGGCTGGACGCCATGCGGTGAAATCGCCAGTCAAGCCGAGTGCTGGCGAAACGTTGGCGCGTGAGTTGGAACGGGCTGAGATGGTCGAGGTAGGGCAGGGCGCTCCGCGCCCGCCGTTAGTGGAGGATGTCGGCTCGCGCGGAGCGACGAGCCCTACCAGTGAAGGTGTGCATCCCGCTTTACGTTATGCGTTGGAACGTCAATTACGCGCTGCTGTGCCCGCGAGAAGTGCACTGGCTGAAGCCCCGGCTGAACCGGCAACGTCGCAAGGTATCCCGACTCAATCACCGCAACCAGCAAGGCCGGGCTTCGTGAGGATGTATCACGGCGGCGCTGACCCGACTGGCAAACTGAATGGGCCGCGAGATATCACTCCGGACCCGGAGTATGCCAAGGGCTACGCAGACAAAAGCGCGGCTAAAGTGTGGTACGTGGATGTTCCGGAGAACGCTCCGTACATGAAGAAAGCCTTCGAAGAGTTTGAAGGCGGTCCAAAGTCGCCTTGGATTAACACGACAGCTCCGGCTGAGATAATGAAATCTGCAAAGCCGCTGGGGCGCCGCGCCATCGCGCTCGATGACGTGGCGGCTATCGAGGCAGAGGCTGAAGCGCAGGCACAACGCCGCGCGCCGTCCGCAGGACCAGGAGCTAATGTAACTTTACCCCCTGAACCTTTAATTGTTCCCGAGACAATTAAAGAAAGTTTACAAGTCCAACCCGAACGAGCAGTATCCGAACCGGCAGTGGCGGGCGCGGAAACTATCACCGGCCCAGAAGTGCGAACAGGCACTGCAATGCCGGCGGAGCGTGAGGAACGCCCGACCCCGCCACTGTCTCAAAGGAAGCAACGCGCACCGCTCGATCGTCCGTGGGACATCATTGACGAAATCGAGGGCTCTGTCGGTGGCAAGATTGACCCTGCGCTTATCCGTGAAGCGGATCCGCACTGGCGGCCGGAGGGTGCTGCGCGTGCGCTGTTCCGTCGCGGTGGACGCGGTGCGGATCGCGTGCTCAACGACATCACGTATGACGGTCCAAAACTGGGGCTGGCACAGGACACGCCCCTCGGTGACTTCGGCCACGCGCTGAACGCCGCGGCGCGGGCCCGTCAGGAATATCGCCGGCGGTCCAGTGCGGCGGCGCTGACGCGCGAGCAGTCCGGCGAACGTCGTGCGGCTGGCCAGGACGCGCAGTTCACAGCGAAGGTGCTGCAAGGCGAACGTCCCAAAGCGGAGCAATCCAACGTCGAGCGCGTGGAGGTGGGCGGATTGGTCGAGGGCGACACGTTCAAAGTGCAGAACCACGAGTTCAGCGTCGAGCGCATTGGGTTCGACGAGGACGGTCGCGCCACCAGTGTCACGCTCAAGGACGGTCCCAAGTTCGGCATTCACAAGATCGGCGCGGACGAATTCATTCACATCGACAAGGCCAGTTTGAAGACTGTGCCGCGTGAAGCCGCGGCTGAACCGTTCAGCTTTGCGCCACCGGAGAGCGTCGCTGAACAGGCGGCGCGACTGGACGCCGAGTCGAAAGTGAAAGCGGCGCGTGACCTGGAGGCCAGTCAGCGGCAGCGAATGATGGAGCAGGCGGCGCGTCCACTGGGCGGTGACCTGGGCAGTGCTGGTCAAGGTGGACTGTTCGCTGAACCTGGGCAGCAGGAGATTTTCAGACCGCCGGCGCCTCAGAAGAAACCCGGCCTCATTGCCGACACTGCGACTGAGGCCTGGGCGGATCGCACGATTGCGGAGGGACAGAAGCGCGTTTCCACCGGGCTGGACCCTGAATTGTTGGCGGCGTACGTGGTCAAGGGAGCGGCGTTGTTGGAGCGTGGCACGCGCCGGTTCGCCGATTGGTCGCAGAAGATGATTGCGGAGTATGGCGATGTCATCCGGCCGCATCTGCGGGCGATCTGGGGCGAGGCGCAGGCGTCGTTCAAGGAATTGCAAGCGCGCACCCCCTCACCCCAACCCTCTCCCCCAGTGGGGGAGAGGGTGTCAGGCGCGCAACGTCCAGGTTCCCTCTCCCCCATCGGGGGAGAGGGTCAGGGTGAGGGGGCGCGTCTCAGAAAGCTGGCCAGTCGCGCCACAACTTCTCCTGATGTGCTGACCGCACAGCAAGCGGCCATTCCGGCTGACCCGGGGATGTATTACGAGCGGCAGCGTCAATTAACCGTTGCGGATCGCATTGGACGGATGTCGTCTGATGAACTGGCGGCCGTGCCATTCGTGCAGCCGGACGGCACGGAGAACATTTGGGTGGCGTCACGATTGGAGCTTTACAAACGCCTCAATGCCGCCGGCCAGTCGGATGCCGCGTATGCTGTGCTGCGCGACGCTGCCCAGCGCGGCACGGCGCTTGGCCAGCTCGTGAACCAGTTCAAGTTTCTGCGCGGCGCCACTCCCGAGGGCGTGGTGGATATGGTCGAGCAGCGCGTGACGGAGAATGGGTTGCCGCCGCTCAGTCCGAAGGACCGCATTGCCGTGCACCGTGGCGCTGAGGAAAGCATTCAGCGCAACCAGGAAGCGAAGCAGCGCGAGCGCGAATGGGAAACGGCGCCGACGGATGAGAATTTCGATGCGGTTTACGATGCGCGCAAGCAGGCCATCGAGGCCGATCGCCAGTTGCAGGAACGGATCCGGCGCATCAACCCGGCCAGTTTCTGGGACCTGCTCACGACGGTGCAGCAGGGGAACAAGCTCACCACGATTTCGCAGGGGCGCAACGTCATCGGCAATCTTTCAACGCTCTGGATGCGTGCGCCGGCGCGTGGCGTGGCGGCGGTGGTCGATGCGGTGGATTCGTTCGTGCGCAATCGCCCACGGCAAGTCATCGCTGCGCCGCACCATACCATTCCCGCGGCACTGGAGGCGGCGGGACGCGCCATTCCGCAGTCGGGCAAGATTCTCATTAACGGTGCGACTGACTTCGAACTGAGCAAGGCCGATGCACACGTGGGGTTGCGTCCATTGAAGGCGCTCAAGAGTCTCTTCGCGGGTGAACTGCGGGGCAAGCCGGTCAGTTACTCGGCGGCGCTCGCGCTGGAGGCGTCGCCGTTCTCGTGGATTCCTGCGGCCAGTTTGCGGTTGCTGGCCGCGGCGGATCTGCCCAGTCGTGAAGCGGCCCGGGGGCGTCTCGTGGCTGAGGAATTGAAGCTGCGCGAGAAACGGTCCAACGGCGCATTCCAGGCCACGCAGAAGATCATCTCGCAGGCCATCCGCATTCCGGAACTGTTCTTCGATGAACCGACGTTGGAGCGGCTGAACCGGGAAGCGGCCGGCGCGGTGTTCAATCAACCCAACAAACTCACGAGTGCGTTGCTGCGCGGCATCCAGTCGTTGCCAGGTCCAGCACGGTTCGCGATTCGACTGGGGCTGCCGTTCATCAAGACACCGGCCAATATCATTCGCGAAGTCTACTCGTTCACGCCGCTGAACCTGGTCGGCGCCATTCACGCGGCCAGCAAGGGCGACATCCGCGGTGCGGAGCAGGCGATTGGCCGCGTCATCGTCGGGTCGATGGTGTTGGCGGCCGGCAATTGGCTTTACCAAAAGGGATTGCTCGGTCCACCGCTCGATGCCGATGACGAACAGCAGAAGGGGCGCATCCTGAGCGGTCAAGTGCTGCCGCCGGGACACATTAATCTGAGCGGATTGCAACGCGAACTGAGCGGTGAGAGTGGCGTGTGGCAGGAAGGCGATCGCACGGCGGACGTGGTGACGCTCGGCATCGGCGGCGCGCTGTTGTGGAACGTCGCCAGTGCGCGGCGCGCGATGGAGAAACATCCTGAAGCGGGCAACGGCGTCGAGTTCGCCGCTGAGATTGTCAAGGATTCCACGCTCGCGACGCTCGGTTACGCCGTCAATCAAAGTTTCCTGAAGGGCACTGCCGATGCCCTGGACGCCATTGCCAATCAGAAATTTGACCAATGGTTTCAGGGTTACGCCGGCAGCCTGCTCGATGTGGCCACGCCGCGGCAGTTGGAGAACATCGCGCGGTCGATGCGCCAGAACGTGCCGGTGGTCGCTGGCGATTCGAACGTCAAGACGCTGGAGAACGTGTTGCGGGCGCGTCTCGGTGCGTTTGGATTCGCGGACACGTTGCCGTTGAAGCGCGACTTGTGGGGACGGCCCATTCGCGAGACGCCCACGGGCGCGTTGCCGTGGGTGCATCAGAACTTTGACGTGAGCAAGACGCGCACGATCGCCGATGACCCGGTGAACCTGGCGCTCTATTCGCTCTGGCGCCAGACGGCGGACCCGCGCGTGTTGCCGACGCCGCCGGATGCGAATTACATTTTCCAGCGCGAACGCTTCACGCTCACCAAGGAACAGATCGGCCGTCTTCAGGAACTTACTGGTTCTGCCCGGCGCCGGCTGGCGGAGCGGGTAGTGCTCGCGCCTGGCTTCCAACGCGCCAGCACGGAGGGACAAATTGCGATGCTGCAAGCGGCTTACGAATACGGCGCCAAGGTGGGCAACATGCGCTTTGGTTTTGAACGCCACGGACAATTGCAGGAACGCCAGAAACCAGCGGGATTTAAGTGATGACACCACTGCCCACCTGGCTGGCGATGCTGATTGTCTTTGGCGGCGGCCTGCTCGTTATCTACGTCATAGCCGTCCCACTGGTCCCATGGCTGGACAGGGAACGGAAACCGAAGGTAGGGCGCGGTGTCCCCACCGCGCCGCCGCAGGACCGCAGTCCGCACGACAAGTGGTCCGGCCACTGCTACCGATGTGGCGCCCTCGTGGATCCGAAAGTGGCCGTCAGCCTCCATCGAGCCGGGAAGCCTCCGCAATACTTCTGCCCCGACTGCCGGCCACGGTTTTAATGAACGCCTCGGCGCGTTGGGCGGCGGTGCAGTGATAGACCCAATGGTCACAAGGCAACGCGCCAGGAATCGGTTGCAACTCTTTCAGCGCCCAATAGAAATCGCTAGCTTGGTCAACATTGAGCATCTTCTCCGCCTCGTGCATCGCGTTCAGATCGTTGAGGTAGTCGGGCAGTGTGCCCGTGAACACGCGGCCGACTTCATCGCCCCGCTGGTAGACATCCCATGACTCGCCTTGCGGGTTTGTAATTCTGCGGGCGAATTTCCACCCGCACGCCTTCGCAATCTCGATTCGCTTTTCTTCTGGTGTCATAAATCTTTCCGTGGCCTCACGTGGCCAACTTGGTTACTGACTGGATACGGCATTGGATACTAACCGCCGTGTCCGCATCTGTCCACGCCTGTCCGCACCCGACAACCGTCCAGCCCGCCTCAACCCCTGCTCCCCCAACCACTTCCCACGCGCCGCCGCTCCAACCCACTGCGCCACAATCCCCCTCTCCTCCCGGTCGAATTGGCATTTGCCCTGATCCTTCATCGGCTCGAATTTGGGGTGGCGGCGTTGGGGATGAGTGGGTTAGGCGATGGCGGCGGCGGCGGATACGGGGTTGGATACTGGGTCCGTCATGCCGTGGCCAGTTTGGAATTGAGGCTGGTGAGTTCGACGCTGATTTTCTCTGCGGCGCAGAGGGAGCAGCGGCTGGCCCAGTCGAAGATGCGAACGTATTTGCTGCGCTTTGGACGAACGCCCGACGGCTCTCACGTCGTTCTGGTGTCCGCGCCGTACGCGTCGCGTCCCGTGAATTGTGGGTCACTGCCGGCCAGTATTTAGTGTGAACACGGCGTCCCGGCTGTCGTTGTAGTACTGAGCGTGCCGGATACTTGCCACAACCAAGGCCGTGTAAAGGTGGTGAGCACGGCTGGCCTCGAACCAGCATCGCCCCGCGACAGGGCGTTACCGCGCCGGGTTGCAATCCCGACGGGCGCGTCTGCCAACTTCGCCACGTGCTCAAAGTTTTACTCCATCCTTCCACCACGTTATCGCGGCGGTTGGGTTCGCCCGAAACAGCCGGTGCGGGCTGTCGCCCATCATCACCAGCTTGTAACCGTCCGTCACGTAAACCGCGACGCGATCTGGCTTGTGGTCCACCTGTCCCGGTAACGCGATGCCGTCCTTGCAGGCGCGCTTGACGTAGTTCGGCATGGCGAGAAACGGGCAGACCTGAACCGCGTACTCGGCGCACTCGACGTGCGACGGCGCGTCGCTGAATATTCGGTTCTCGACCGACAGCGGCCCGCCGACGAACGCCATCTTGCCGATCAGTGGCATGCCGCAGACCCAGCACAGTTGCTCACGGATGGCCCTGCGCAGCTTGAGCTGGTCCGACATAGAGAACTCCGGCTGACCCATCCGGATCGGCGCGAAGAACGGGACCGGGAATCCGCGCTCGTCCTTCGGCAGCGCCGCGATCATGGACGGCATCGGGACTGATGGGTTTGCTTTCATCGCTGTTTCAGCAGATCGCTGGCGCGCCGTTCCGGAGCCAGCACCAGCCGCGCGGCGCTGGCAAACAGAGTGATGACATGAATGGCGATGAAAACTGCCAGCAGTATGTTTGCGATCATTTTGGCTCCGTTAATTTGGTAGCCAGCCAGTCTGAAATCTGTTCTTCGGTAATCTCCCAGTTCTCAACCGGCAGCTTGGCGATCACGTCGAACTTGAATTCTTGGTAATTGCCCGGCTTCATCAACACCACGTCCCACTTGTCCTCGCTCTTGTCCCAGTCGAAGCCGCAGTCCTTCCACTCGCGGCACTTGTCGCCGTCCATCTTGCTGTCGCACATGGGGCACAGCGCCGGGGGTGCCAGCGGACCGTAAACGTCGCAGAGGATCGCCAGCGCTAGCTGCGCCGGGCCGGAGCCGCCGTAACCCCACTCGAAACCGGTCGGGCTGTGGTTCCGCACGTCTAGCATCAGCGGGAGCGGATCGATTCGCCGGTCGGGCCCGGCACAATGGCGACGGGTTTAACTAGGGTGCCGTCGAACTGGCGCTTGTCTTGGGCGTACCAGTCTGCCATATCGACGATGCCAACGAAGCCGAAGCCAATGGGAATTTCTGCGGCGGTTTTCATAGTCCTGATTCCTCGTCCATCTGAATCCTGCGCCATTCTGTAGCGGCGTCCCTGTCGTTCCATCCGGCGGCTTTGAGTCTGAGCACAAAGGCTTCCCGGTTAGCCTCGTGCGTTTGGTACGCACTCATTTTCAATTCTTCAACCTCCGCCATCGTTGTCGGCGTAAGCAAGTATTCAAGAAAGCCTTTGGCAATCTGCGCGTCACTGCGCATTTCGTCGGCAGTGTAATACGCTGGAAAGTCCAGCTTCCGCATTGCTTCCTTCAAAGTTAAGAGGCGATGGGGTGTCATGCGGTGGCAAGTTGAGGGGTGAAGGTGCCGGTGGGTGGGGGTTCGGGCAGGGGGATCGGTTCGTTGGGGATCGCGGTGACGAAGTAACGGCCGTAGCTCTGTTCGGTGGTGGTGATGTGGTTGTGCCGGGCCCAGACTTGGGCTTCGCGGAGTCCGTGGCGGCCGGCGCGCATTGCGGCCATTCCGACTTGGCAGATGGCGTAAGCGCGGAATTCGTGGATGGTCTTTTGGGTGCCCCAGCCGAGGGCGCGCATCCAGCGGGTGATGTCGCGCCAGACGTAATCGGTGCGGCAGGAGCGGTGGGGGCCGGACAGAATATAATCCTCGGGCCTGCGGCCGGCGATTCCTTCCGATGGGACGGATGCGACGGATGGGGCGGATAGCAGAAAGGGAGCAAGGTGAGCAAGTCCATCGTTGGCGGCGGGGATGAAGGGGAGTTCCTGGCCGTTCTTTTGTAAATCGCTGGGGCGGCGGGCAACCCAATTTTCGCTGATGACGAATCCGGTGACGCCGTTGCGGGTTTGGATGTCGCGGATCCGCGCGCCGATGATTTCGCCTTTCCTCAATCCGAACGTGAGGGCGAGCCATACGGCGGCGTATAGGTTGGGGTTGCGCGTGCGTTGTACGGCTTCCAGGTCGTCAAAGGTGCGGCGGATGATGTGGTCGGGTGGGATCTGGTAGTCGCGGCCTTTGGCGCAATCCCGGGGTGGGAATGGCCAGGCGGCGCAGAAGTCGTCAATGGACTTGGGGAGTTCAATGCCGGCGATGTCGCGGTAGTAGGCACGGAGTTTTGGGTTTTGGAAGCAGAGGCGGGCGCTGGATACGGTGGAGTTGGCGGAGCGTTGGAGTTGTTTTAATCGCCTTGCGCCAGCGGATTCGGCGTGGGCTTGGGTGAGGACGGCGCGGGCGTAGGTTTCGATTAAGGAGCGGCTGATGATGGTGAGGGGACTGGATAGGACGGATGGGACGGATGGGACGGATAGCGGCTCGCGCGGAGCGGCGAGCCCTACCTTGCTGACGATGTTCAGGAGTTGTTGGCGGGCGGAGTGGATGGTGTTGACGTTGAGCACGCCGTTGGCGGCGCGTTCGAAGTGGATTAGGAATTGTTCGAGGGTAGGCACGGGTGGCGCGGGTTTCTGGCGGCGGCGGAATTCCTGGTCGGCGAGGTCGGCGCGGCCGAGTTCGCGGAGTTTGATTTCTGCAAGGGCGGCTTTGCGGGTCATGCGGCGGGCAGCGGCTTCGCCTCCGGCGAGTTCGTTGGTGATGCTGGTGGTGTGTGTGCGGACTTTGCCTTGCCAGGTAAAGCGGTAGGTCCACTGTGATTCGCGCTCGCCTGGGGTGGCGGTGGGGCCGCGGCGGAGGCGTTGCCAGATGGTGATTTTCATGTGCTGCGCACGGCGTTCAGGGTTTAACCGCGAATGGACGCGAATGGACGCGAATGGACTGGTCGTGTCCGGGCAAACCGAACCGCGCAATGAGGCCATCGCGGAGGGCAATATCGGAATCGCCATAGCCGCAGTCGGAGTGCCGGAGGTTGCCGGATTCTTCGATAAGCCATTCATAAGAGCCCATGACGGGGTTACCGATGACGCGAACGGACCATCCGGGACTTCCAGGCAAGTGGTAGAGAACGGCAAGGTCGTCAGGGTCTGTGTATCGGAGTTCTAACCGTGGGCCAGTGTAACGGGCCCAAGTGCGTGTGTGGTTCATGATTCGGGAGGGGATTGGAGTTTGAGGGTGAGGGCGTCGAGGGCCAGGCCGCGCGGGGTGCGTTGGCCTTGTTCCCAGTTGCGAAAGGTCTTGAGTGGCACGCCCAGGGCGGCGGCGGCCTGGAGCTGGGTGAGTTGCCAGCGGCGGCGCCAGTCGCGGAGTTTGCGTTTCACGGGTGGGCATATACCCCAATGGGGCACATGCTGGCAAGTGGAAAGTGAAACTATTTGTGAACCGCGAATGGACGCGAATTAACGCGAAGTCGGCGGTTCGGCGATGAGTACCCAGGTGCGGTCTTTGGGGTTGAGTGCCCAGACGTGGCCGGTGTAGGTGTCGAAGAGGACGGGAAGTTTATCGCTGGTGTGAAGGGTGTAGCGGCTCGCGGGGACGGATGGAGGTGGCGCCGGCGGCGGTGTGCAGGAGGCTAATAGGACGCAGAGGGCGCAGGGGACCAATGCACGCATTGGTTTCATTTCATGTGGTTCACTTGGTTTTGCTGGGGGGATGTTCCTTGAGGAAGGAGTCCGCGGCGCGTTTGCGTTCGAGGTCCACTTCGCGCACGACTTCGGGCAGGGCGCGTTCGACGCAGCGGCTGATAAGGTCTGTAACGGTTAAGCCCGTGGCTTTAATGGCTCGGTCAATCAGTATTTCTGTATTACCGCTGGGACGGAAAGCCTTTGGTTTCGCAAGCTTCGACACAGCACAGATTGAAGGGGCGTCGCTCAACATTTTACAAGACTCCAAACCCGCGTAAACACGATTCTCAATCACGCTTGGTTAAGCGATTTGTGGCAAGTTGTAAACTTTTACTTGCGAAGAATAGCGAGAAACGCTATTTGGTTTGCCGGTTAACAGAAACATGGATAGACGAGATTCAAATGGAGTTGAGCCGATGTTGCCGAGTGCCATCGGGATTCGGACGGATGACCTGGCGCCGTTGTTGTTGAAGTGGCGCAGGCGGAATCCGCATGTGCCGTGGAAGATTTTGGTGACTGCGGCGTTGCGGCGGGAGCTGGCGCCGTTGGCGGGGAAGCGGCACGCGCACCTTGTGAATGGTGCGGCGAGAGGGAAGGTGGCTGCGTGAGTGCTGCGCCAAACAATTTCGACCTCCGAGCGGTCGCACGGCCGCACACGTGCCGGAGTGATAGCCATGCCGCCCACTCAGCCGGCATGGAAACAGAAATTGGGGACAGCCGGAGAGACGGCAAATTCGTTTGTCGGTGTTGCGGGGAGCCGGGTGAGCCGGCGTTTCGGGATGCGCACGCGTGCGTCAAGTGTTGGGATGCGTGGGTCCTGCGGACGGCGGACTGTCCTGGGGACGGCGGCGGCTCGCGCGGAGCGGCGAGCCCTACCAGACAGGAGGCGGCCGTATGATTTTTGGATTTGGTTTTGGCTCGGGTGGCAGGGCGTTGCAAACGGGGTTTCTCCTGCCCCTACCCTCCTTGGCGTCTGTCGCCCGGGCCCTCCTGCGGAGTGCCAAACATCCTCTAAAGCGGCGGCGTGGATCTGAACAACCTCGCGCTGCCGTTTCCCTGCGGACGGCCCGTTATGCATTTCGGGCCGTCCGCCTTCCCTCCTGCGGAGGGCGTTCATTGAATAGGACGAAATAGGACTGAGGTGACTTATGATGGAATCGGCGAAATGGATGTTGATTGGCGCGTTGGCGTATGGCGCGGCGTGTGGGTTGTTGTTGTTGCTGGTGCGCTTGACAACGGCGTGGCTGGATTGGCGGCGGGCGTGCTGGGAACGGCGTGAGGCGCGGCGGTTGATGACGCAGCGGCCGTGGCCGTGGCGGAAGATGTGAGGGGAAAAATGAAACGCAAAACGAAAGTGGTGTGTCCGATTTGCAGTCTGGTGGTCGCCCTGAATTCAAACGGCGTGCTACCGCGCCACAAGCCGCGATGGCGCGGCGGTCCGTTACGTGTGAGTGACCTGGCCTGTTTTGGCAGTGGCCGAACGATGCTGGAAGCTGAAGCGGCGATGCAGAATCTGGAACAGTGGGATTCGGTCGCATCGTGAATTCTCGATGCGTGCGCGGGATCCATTTGAGTGTTGGTACACGGTGGCTGAGGCGGCTCAGCGGCTGGGGGTGTCGGAGCGGACGGCGGCGCGGTATGTCGAGGCGGATGCGGGGTTGTTGAGGGCGGCGCGTTTTTTTGGTGGTTGCAGGCGGTTGCCGTGGAGTGCGTGGGAGCAGTGGCTCGGGCGTCAGCCGGACCACGAAGCGATGCCGACGGCGGAGCGCGTGGCCAGGCGTGGTGTTACCGGGCGGTACACGACGGGTCCGGTGCACGCGAGAACCGAGGGCGAAGCGCGGCGATTGCTGTTGCAGATGGAGAACGACGAAGCATGATACCAATTGCGTTCAAAGGTCATAACGTGGTCATTGCCAAAGACCAGCCGCAATACTTGCCGCTGCCGGCGCACGTCAATCCGCGTGACAACACTGGATTGACGACGTTCTGCTGGCGGCTGAGCTGGCGGGAACGTTGGAAACTGTTCTGGGGCGGTCATCTCTGGCATCAGGTGATGACATTCAATCGACCGTTGCAGCCGCAACTTTTGTCAGGCGAACGACCAGAGGGCCTACCCGAATCGACCCCATGAGTCAACGTGCTGAACAGGCGGCTTTGCCGTTGTTGGATGCGTTGCCGGAGCGGCCGGACTTGCTGGAGTCGATTGCGACGCGGCCGGTCCCGGCGCATCCGGTGAAGTGGCGGCACACGGGGCGGCGTTTTTTGGAAAAACTGCGGTCGGATGGGGACCTGGCCGAGATGGTGTGTGAGGGGTTGGCGTTGGGGTATTCGGTGCGGTTGTTGGCGTTGCGGTGTGGGGTGTCGCCGAATACGATCGCCGCGGTGCGGGTGTTGATGACGGAACGTGGTGAACTGGAGGCGGTTCGGATACGGGCGGACCGGTTGCTTGACCAGGTTGTCGAGGAGTCTATGGAGTATTGGCTCGAGGGGATGCGGGCTGGGGTGATTTCGCCGGGTCAGATACCCATTCCGGCGCTGGCGGCGTGGGACAAAAAGGGGCAGCGGGACGCGGGCCTGGTGGCGGGCACGTCGCGCACGGGTGAGGAGATCACGGAGGAGCGGGTGGCGGCGCAGTTGCGGTTGTTGGAGGAGCGGGCGAGGCGTCGGGCTGAGGGTGCATCAGGTGGACGTAGCGATGGGGCAACGGCTTACGCATGGAATGGGGCGTTGGATACGGAGTTGGATACGGGCGGACCTGGCGGACCTGTGGTGGATGTGGCCGTTGTGGCCGTGCCGGTGCCGGCGCCGGAAGCCTGCGCGCCAGCGTCCACCACGAGTGCGCCTGGCGGGGGGGGATCGGGCCAGATCGGGGCTGGAATGGCCGATGGGCTGGGGCTCGAAAACGATGGAGGCAAAAGCACTCCTTTTAGTCCAGGGGGTGAGGCGTGACGCCTTCTCTGCCGAGGTCTGTGCCGGGGCATACGTTGCAAATTGGGGTGAAAAAAATCGCGCCCTCCGGCGCGCACGAGTTAACGCTGGAATGTGGGTGTGGTGTGACGCTGGACTCGGTGCTTGACGGGATTTTATGGCGCGGTCGGGAGCGCGTGCTGGCTCTGGCCGACGTGGTGTACGGGGAGCATCTGAAAAAGTGCGGCGTGAAATGGGACGGAGGGGACAAAGGGGACGAATCTAAAAAATGGGCGGACCTGCGGTCGGCGCCCGAATCAGGTGAAGTGAACCCGTCGTAGGTGATTTTGAACCATTTGAGTGTATGTGTGATGAACACTGTTTGGCAGTCGAGCCGGGCTTCCGGCAACGCGTTGCTTGTGTTGCTGGCGATCGCGGATAACGCGAATGATGCGGGCACGGCCTGGCCGTCGGTGGACACGATTGCGCGCAAGGCGCGGTGTTCGGAGCGGCGGGCGCAGCGGCATTTGCGCCGGCTCGAGGCGTTGGGTGAGCTGCAAGTGGAAAAACAGGCGGGGCCGCGGGGGTGCAATCTTTACCGGGTGACGGTTTGTCGCCCCGACGTTTCGGCCACCCCGGGTGACGGTTTGACGGGTGACAGTTTGGGCGGGGGTGACGGTTTGACGGGTGACAGTTTGGGCGGGGGTGACGGTTTGACGGGTGGCCAAATGGTGCAGGGGGGGGTGGCCAAAACGGCCACCGGGGGGGTGACCCCTCCGTCACCCGAACCATCATTGAACCATCAGGAACCGTCATCTTATAAGAAGAAGGGGGGGTCTGCGGTCGGGAAGGGGACGAAGGGGACCGATGGTCCTGGTCCTGCGGACGGCGGACCTGCGGACGGCGGATCAGGCGCCGGCGCGCTCACGGAGGCACAGGTGAGGGGGAGCGCGATGCGTTACGCGGCGCTCAATGCGCGGATCGTGAAGGCGGAGGCGTCGCTGGCGCGTGGGGAATTGGATGCCGGGCAGGTGGAGGTTTTGAAAAAAATGCGCGCGGAGCGGGATGAGTTGCAGAAAAAACAGGCGCGGGGGGAGTTTTGAGTCTCGTTAAAGCGTGAAACGGTGAATCGTTAAAAATGAAAAAACAAACAAACAACAAGAACGGAGCGGATGAAAAGCCGCTGTTGGTGACGACGGCGCACAAAGGGGTGTTCTTCGGCTATGGCTTGCCGACTGAGGCAAAAACGGTGCGCCTGAAGAGGGCGCGGATGTGTGTTTACTGGTCGGCGGATGTGCGCGGGGTGTTGGGTCTGGCTGGGAAGGGGCCAACGACAAATTGCAAGATCGGCCCGGCTGTGCCGTCCATCACGTTGCAGGATGTGACATCGGTGGTGGAGGTGTCAGATGTGGCGCGTCTGGCATGGGAGGCTGAGCCATGGAATTGAACGGCTACGGCTCCGGCTCCGGCTCCGGCTCCGGCTCCGGCTCCGGCTACGGCTCCGGCTCCGGCTCCGGCTACGGCTACGGCTACGGCTACGGCTACGGCTACGGCTACGGCGACGGCTACGGCGACGGCTACGGCGACGGCGACGGCTACGGCTACGGCTCCAAAGAATACTGGCTGTCCTGCGTCCAGTATTTTGCCGCGAAGTGGACGGAGGCGCAGCGCTCGCGCTTGGATGTCCTACGCCAAGCCG